ACTCAACCCCACCAACCGCGAGTTAATCCCCAGCAGTCGCTGCACCTCTGGAACCTGACAAAACCTTTCTACTAATATTTGATGCTTACATTTTTTCCCCCGGTAATAACAGTCGCCGCAGTCGCAGCGTTGATTTGGTGCAAAGTGAAGGGGACGAACGATGTAGAAGTTAGCTTTTGATTTAACTACGAAGTGATCTCCCTCAACAACATCTACAATTTCCATACCTTCAAAGGAGCGCTGTACCCGTTGCAAGTGCGCGATTTTCTCCTCTAGATCGAGTACTTGAATTACATACTTTTTATAGGTTTCAGCTAGCTTTAAATAGGTTTTTAGTTTGCCTAGCATTTGAGTAAGTCTTTTAGCTAAAGTGCGGATTTTGGTAAATATCATGGTTTGTTATATGGGTGTGTGAAAATTTCCTTGTGTTAATCCAAGTATATCCTTGTATATCCAGAACGTCAACACGTTAATACAAAAAAGTTTAAAATAAGTTGAAATGCCCTAAACATAAGAGATATAGGTGTTATTACATGACAAAAAAGGCTGCCGAGAAAAATACTCATCTCGTTGTAAGAATTGATGACGAGACCAAAAAAGCTTTTATGGAGAAAGTGAAGTCTGAGAAGAGAGTTGCTTCAGCTTTGATAATGAATTTTATTGAATCTTACTTAAATGATGAACATACAGAAGATGTAGGAGATAGCGCTATCGCAAGACTTGAAGTGGAATTGAATGAACTTAAGTCCGAATTCCAGTTGATGAAAAATCAAATGTCGGGAAAATCCGTAGCCTGAGAGAAGAAAATGAATCTCTCAGGCAATGGCGTGACCATGTAATTCAGTCCGCACCATACCCAACAAAAAACCCGCTTGACGAGCGGGCAAGTAAGTAAAGACTAAACCTCATTATATTGCGGATGCACTTGTTAATACATTGTTACTGCGATCGCACCAACAGAGGGAAAATTTCCGTTAAGAATTATTAAGATGTAGCAATACACGTGCCCATGTATTAGACCGTAAAAATGGCAAATACATGGGCATATTTGTATCTTAGATTATAGAAGGCGGGAAAAATTCAAATTACCATCGCGATGTGGGAATCGCGAAAAGGTATTAAATTATTGCTGGTATTGAGCGCACAAGGAAAGGATATGTGTCGGCTCAACTCGTGGCTGGAATCTTGGATTCTTAGTCACATACATAAAGAAGCGGCCGTCGGGGTGGAACATAAGAGGAGGATATTTCGCCCTGGGGTTGTTAGCTCCTATCTCCGAGTGAGTTCCCCCGTGCTTGCCGTAAACATTAAAAATACTTTCACCATACTTATTGCCATATTTACCGTACTGATTGCAAACAGACGAACCATCGTATTTATTCGGGTTGAGCGTTCCTAGAAGGGTGCCATCAGCAGCACGGATAAAGCCGTGTTGAATATTTTGGGCGTTGGCAACAGCAGGGAATAAAACGGTAATGGCAGAAGCTAAAATAAATAACTTTTTCATAGGTAGATGTTAAAGACAGTTTTTTCTACCATGACATCAAGAGATGATTATACGCATCAGAGTAATTGCGAAAATATCATGAAATTTGCTTTATCTATTCTTCAAAATCAATATTATCGTACACGTCAAACAAAAGCATAGGCTCTCCTATCTGACGGCGTTCTTCTAAATCATAAGGATTATAGTTCAAAGCAACGACTTTCTTGTTTTCAACTTCAACCTTTATTCTAGAAGCTAAAAGATTAACTATATCTTCTATTTCTTCTGCACTATATAGACTCTTTGAATACCCACTTAAAGTTATAAAATCATTCAAGCACCCTTCAAAGCAAAGACAGTGAGTTTCGTCAGGATTCAAGTTACTAAATATATCGCTGCATTCTTCCTGCTTTAACTCATTCTGCTCCCAGTATTCCTCGGTTCCTTGCTGTGGAAGACTGCTATCGTCTAGAATCCAATATCTTTCTTGATTTTGAATTAAATATCCTTGTTCCGAATTTCTGTAGACACTAAAAACATTAGTCGTCCAAGGTGTAAAACCCCAATCAATCATTTTATTAAAATAAATACGACAAAACTAATAATAAATAAAATTAGGAAATAAATTATATAAATTAAATATTTATTAACCTGAACTTCCCCACCAGAATGCAAATGCCATTTCGGACATTCGTTAATAAAAATTACGGTTATTCCTCTTAACTTACTAAAATCATCAGCTAATCTTTTCGCTGATTGATATTCTTTAAAATCAACTGGAGCGACACCAATAACTACCCTACGTTTCTTTACGACTCCTAATATTTTACCCCCGTACCTAGTGTAAATCTCAGTTTGGGCAATTGCATGATAAACGTTGTCATAGGTGAGCCAACATTTACATTCATAAACCGCGATCAGTGTAGCTAAATCAATCCGGCGACGCGAGTTAGGAGTTACCACCACCACTTCATCCGGAGGTTGAAAAATTCCCGCTCCCCACCGATGCTTAATTACTCGTTGGACATAAAGCTGTAAATCACGCTCGTTCCAAGGTGTAGGAAGAAATTTATCGCAGAATTCTTGTGGAGTCAGTTTACGGGAAATCATTCTTTCTTCTCCTTGGTATTCCTGCCTCGTCCATTATTCGGTGTAATTTTTCCCTGGCTCGAATGTAGCTTTGACCAACACCTTGAGAAACCCCTCTCCCTCTGGTGTTCTTCCAAACAATTCCCATAATGGTGTTTTGGTCGGTTATCTTGCAGCAGTTCCACAGCCACACCACCCAGTCCCGTTCGGTTTCGCACAAAGGCTCGAATGGCGAAAACCTGTGTTCTGGTGGTACAAATTGCTTTTGCTTATATTGCCCGAGGTGCGATCGCATCTCCTCGTGACTAACTAACTCTGGGTGAATTGGTAGTGAGGGGGACAAGGGGACAGGCGAATGGGGAGAGTGTAGCGATTGAATTAATTCAACTACAGGGGTTTGCAATTCAATTAGCTTCAACTCGAATTGAATACAGCCGCTGGTGGTAACAATAGTCGGCAATTCCGACAAATCAAATTTTCGCTGCAATCTATCGTGGTACCTCCGCAATTGATTTTCCCCGATTTTTTCATCTCTGGGAATTACCCGCACTACTACTCGATTGCCGTCTTTCCAGCAGTTCTTGTGGTCGAGTTTGATTCCTAAAGATTTGTAAAAATCAATAATTCCCCTAGCGTAAACCTCATCCTCTCTATACCCCTCCGGATACGTCGGCTCGTCATAAGATTCAATCTCCAACTGCATCATCTGGTTTTGAGTCGCCAGCAGTTTTAATTGGTTCTGCTGCTCCTCAATGATTTGATTAAATTTTTCAATATCTCGTAGGTACTGTTCTTTAGCTTTCTTGGTAATTCGCTCTTTGATTCGTGCGTATTCCTGCTGTGCCTGATGCTTCATCTTCTCAATGGCTAGTCGGGTTTTTTCCTGTAACCCCATTACCCGCTCTAATTCGGCAGTCGCTGTCTGCCTTTTTTCATCGATTTCTTGCAGTAACAACAGGTGCGATTTTTCTTTGGGACCGTAAACAGTATTTTGAAGGTTAGTTTCAGTCGCTTTAATTATCTTTTGCGCTTGTTCTTGTGCTGCTTGTTTGATTTTTGCAGCCTCAAGTCTCGCATCTCGTTCGGTGTTGGAAGTAATTTCATCAGCCAATTTTTTTAGTTCCGAAACTTCCGATAGTAGTTGCCGTTTTTCTTCCTCAAGTTGGGAAAGAGTAGTTTGATATTTTCCCTCTGCTTTCGCCTGGGACTCTAGCTTTAATTCTTCAGCCAACTGCTCTAGCTGAGTACAATCCGATTCGAGTTGATTCCGCTGCACTTCAAGGTGTGCAATTTTCCCTCTCAACTCCTCTACTGAATCAGAGAAATTTATCTGGGATTCCAAGTAAAGGGTGCGATCACGGTATTGATGCAGAAGCGAGAAAAATTCACGATATCTGCGACGGCGAGACTTAGCGACCACCCAAGGTTTGGGAGCAGTTAAACAATAAAAGCTGCTGGACGTGAAGCCCAGCAACAGTAGAGAGGAGCTTAGTTTTCGGCTAGAAGAATTTGCCCCCAATACTACAGCAATTAGAGATGTAATTAAAATTACTTTTTGGATTTTCTCTGAAATTGCCATAGTAAGGGGAGAGAGGAAAGCACAAACATCAAAAAAGCAATAACAACGACTGCGGACTGAGGCTTAACCGCTACAAGATGTTTTAACCCTTTAAGTAATAAACTGGTTGCGGAAAACCCAGCTAGTCCAGCAGCGAAACACCATCTCATTCCTCAACTTCAATGCTGGTGAAATCAATTTCTTCTGCGTCGATAGCATCGTCAGCACCAGACTCAATCGTTAATCGAGTTGCATTGATTTGCACTGTTTGACGCAAGCCTTTTACCTGATTGCCTAGTTGTTGCAGCTGTAGGTGGCGTTTTTCTGCGTGTAGTGGAATTCGTCCAACCCGATACAGTAATTCGTTACCAAGTTCGACATTTTTAGCCTGTTGGATACCGCGCTCTAATTGCTTACCAGTGCGCTTTTGCTCCTTGACTCGAACATCAGCCCACTCTAAATCGGCATCTAAAGAGGCATTCGCAGCTACTCCGGCATTTTTCCTCAATCCATGTTGAGCAACCAGTCGTGAGGATTCAGCAGCGCTCATTACCTGTCCATCACCTAAATCGGTGCGGGTGAATGCTTGATTAAATTGCTGTGCGTCGGGTGCGAATGTTGAGAGCTTACTACCCCACTCGTTGTTATATCCTCCAGCGTGTAATTCTGCTGTTGGCTTATCTTCTGTAATCTCGGTTGCTTCAATTTCTAAAATTTCATCTGTCATGATAAACCTCTGTTGAATTTGAATTGTGAAAGTTCAATGGTGAAAAAATATTTATCCCTGCCAATACCAGGAATATAAGGAGCGCGATCGCAATTAAGTTGTCCCGCAGGTTCAAGATTTTTTCCTGCGGGTTGCCACGTTTTTTGCTTGCTTATAGTACTCCTGTTCGCGGTCGGATTCCCCTTTGGCTCTGGCTTTGAGTTCGATCGACTTCAAAAATATACCCTGTTGATACCCAGCAGAAAGCCGTCTATCAACTTCTCCCCAGAAGTTAGAATCTATTTGTTCTAGTTGGTCGAAAGCAGTTTCTATTAGTTCTGTGGGGTTATCTACTTGAACGATTCCGGATTCCTCCTCGACTACAGCAGCTTCAATAGTTTCGAGCGTTGGCGGTGCTGGCTGCTGCAACAGTTTTAACTCTCCGGCACCATCGATACCTTCTTTAAACCAAACGTATTCGGCATATTGATTCAAAAGCATCGGCGTTTGACGTTTTTTGATAACCTTGCCATTTGAATCGTAGGTAGGCTTTCTCTTTTCGTTGAGTATTGGAGGTTCAGGGGAAATTGATTGAATTAAATCCCTTAACTCTTCAACGCCTTTACTTGTAAATTGCAGTTCTCTTTGGTTCTCTATAGAACCAACTGCAACCTCAGAAAAATGCCTGCCGGGGAAACATTGATGAAGTTTAGATAAATATCCAATTCTCCCATCCCTGTTAACCAGAACTCGTTGCGTCACACCACACAACCGTGCTGCTTCGGTCTGAGTATAGGTCTTTTCGTGGTTGGTTTGCGGTCTTTCTTCTGTCTGCATAGGGTACGCTTGTACGCTTAGTGGTACGCTTCTCAAAATAAAATAATCAGAAAATTAGTTCAACGAACTGACGTAGAAATAATTTCGTCGTAACTCCGATTCGCAGCTTCAACAAGTTCTGATAAAGTGCCACCATTGGACAAAAATTTATCTATCAACCAACACTGTGATCGCACTGCGGGAGTAATTTTCCCAGAGTAATAATTGTCAACTTGGCGATAACTCTTTTGCAGAATTGCAGGTAGCAAACCTCTAGAGATTCGGTACTTTGCAGCTAACTCTTTTGGTGTCATGATATGTTTGTCCTTCCCTTGCGGTGGAGAGCTTCCGGTGTTAACGCACCGGAATATCACCTATGATGATAATATTCATCAATATACTATTATTCTTGCAGTATGGATATTGATAAACTTATTGAAGCGTTAAAGCAGGAAGGAATTTTAGAGGAGATCCAGTCAAAGCGATTGACAACAACTGAACTCCCAGCACGGGTGTATGTTGGTTTAACCATTGCTAGCTTGGCAACAAAGAAAAGTGTTACCAACTGTTTATCAACGGCAATCGAAACCTATTTAATTCGCAACAAGGAAAAACATTTTGAGGAGATAAAATTACAAGCGGCTGCACAAGACGTTTCTGTAGAGGAATACTTAGTCAGAGTGATAGCCACTAGAATATCTTAATGATAAAAATTATTGTTAAACAAGTTTTCATCATTGAAAACTTGTAACGAGTTTTCAGTGTTTTCAGCTTTGTACTCAACAAGGTTCAGATGTGATCACACAGATGTTACTTATCGACTCTATTCTCATCTAGGCTGTCTAGCATTGCTCGGACGAAACAATCCTTAGCTTCAAGTAATTTCCTCATTCCCGCGCTTTTCTCCGAACCGTCTGGAAGTCTCGCATTTAACATCTTTGCTAACTCTTCTATAGGTATTACAATTTCTTGTAACTCAAGCTTTAGATGTTCGGATTTGAAATACTTGTCTACATTAGTTCCCATGATTGATTCTTAGTGATAAACAGTAACATCTAGGATATTCTAAATCCTCAAGTTATTAACCGCTCGCTTCTTGACTGCTTCTCCCCGTCGATCATATTTTGAGGTAGTAATAGGTGAGGCGTGACCAACTAAATTCTGAGCAGTAACAATATCAACTCCAGAATCTAGCAATTCACCGATAAAAGTTCTACGGAAATCATGGGGAGTGAAACTTTCTAGTCCGGCTTGCTTCCCCCGTCCAACCATAATTTTAAGTACCGCTTGGTCAGATAATCTTCTAAAAATCACCTTCTTTGATTTACTGACTGGCAACAATAGAGGACTATCCTTAGCTTGATTTCCTCTAGCCTTCACCCACTGACAGATATAGTCAGTAGCTGCGTCTGGCATCCACACCAATCTATCTTTATTCCCCTTTCCACTCCGCACCCTTAAATTACCTTCATTCGAGTCAAAATCCCATAAGTCAAGACTGACTACTTCTGATCTTCGCAAACCAACCCGCAAAATCATCAGCATTGCAACGTCACGGACACCTGTAACTGTTCTATCTTCCAAACAAACAGTAAGTAGCTTATCCAGTTCTGCTGATGACAAAGCTCTGCCTTTGGGTAGTGCAGTAGACTTAACTCGCTTGATATCTATCGCCTTAGCGCAATCTTCTGGTGAAATCAACCCTAATCGTTGCGCTTCCTTGAGTACCTGTCTCAAAGCTGCGAGCATTTTATTGCAGGTTGCAGGAGAATATTTTTCTACCAATAAACTACGGATAGCGGTGGTGTGTTGGTACCTCAAACTTCCCCACGGACAGGTAATCGCGTTGTGATTGCCATTGGTTACTAAGTTTGCGATCACGTCTAACGATTGCCTGATGGTGCGACGGCTGCCGGGAGCTAACGAAGAAATATAAACCACCGCTGGGTTAAGAGAAAGAGGGTGAAATATTCCCTCTTTGGCTTGAATTAAATCGCTCATCGATCTCTTGCCGCTTGCATCCAGGCCCAGAACCCGACGAGAGCGGCATCAGCCAACCGACTAAAATGTTCGCGATAGGCTGGATCTTGAACTGCGAGATATCCGCTGACGATACAGACGGATAACACTAATATTTCCGGAACTCCTATAGTAAAGAACCTCACAGCAAGCTAGTTCCGGTAATTTTCCCGTTTACCTCAGTCGCAATCAACGCATGACGGTTCCAGTATTTGGTATAGATTTCCTCCATCAAGCCCCATGAGTAAGTGTCGTACTTACCTGCTAATGGACTGCGATCGCTATAGCGGTGAGCCGCACCTGCTCGACTTCCATAGGGGTCATGTACCAAAAAAGTCTTCTTATCTCGGTCATAACCCACCACCAAAATAATGTGTCCCCCCGATTTATAATCAACCGAAATCGGTACTGGAACATTGCAAAGCAGTACGTCTATGAGGTCTTCCAATTCGTAACTCTTAGAATAATGCGCTTTAATTCCTAAATCACTGAGCGCTTTTACATGGGGGGTATTGTAAATAGTATCCCCGTAAGGACGCATAATTTTTGCATACACGCTTTCTGGCTCTCTAAAACCGCCCTCCTGTTGTCGCTGCTTCAAGTCCTTTAATCCAAATAATTCGAGCAGGTGTTGAGCTAGCATAGCGGAGCAGGTCAACTTGCATTGCCTGTGTCCGGTTCCAAAAAGATTTGTGGAGTTATCGATTTGATAGTAGTAATCAACGTCTAGCTTAATTGACCGGGGTAGTACCGCATAAGGAACAACCCAGTCAGGTAGATAAACGTAACCATCGTCTTGTAGTTTTTCATTAAACAATCTACCGCTACTTAAAGTTACTTTTGCGTGTTTGTACTTATCAAGAGCGATCGATTTAATCTGTAAAACCTCTTCTGCTTTAACGTAAGTTTTCTCAGATTGTGTTAATTGCTTGCTTGGCTTGTTAATTAATTTTAAAACCGTAGATTCTTTGCTCGTGATTTCCATAAATGAATTAAGAAAAGCTTTTAACCTTTTCTACCCACTTTCGATTAGGAAGAATCACTGATGAAGAATTAACTAAGAAAAGCCAAAATTTATAAATATAAAATAAATATTTTTAAAGCAAAATTTAAAAATGAAAAACTCAGATGTTTATGGCGGTGACTGGGCAGCCATGTCTCTTTGTAATGCTGTTTTAAAAAAAGATGAATTACAAGCAATTGAGTCTATTAACCTCTTGAGTGTACTTTACACTCAAGAAGAAATTAAAAAAATATGGAAAAGAATTAAATTACTTTTATCCGAGATTGATGAGAAATGGATTATAAATATTTTGATTAAAATGCAGTATGAAAATTATTGAGTTAGCACAATTATTAACACCATTAGTATCTATTGGTGCCATAGTCTGGCAGATAGCGGAAATGAAAACCGCTATCTATAAATATATTGATTCTGAAATGGCAATCCGTGATGCCAAATTAAATCAATTGGAAATTAATATAGCTGTTACGAAAAGCTCTTCGGAAGATAGGAAAGAGTTTGTCGATTACCAATTACACGGAATCCGTGAAGCAGTAGCGCACAAATTCAAACGATGTATGGACGAAATAAAAGAAGTTACTGAAAAGCAAAATTAGCCTTGAGCGCAATTTGCTGTAGAACAGTTTTGACCTTGTTTCCGCAAAATCCCATCTTACTTGCCTCGTACTTAATATCCTTCAAACTGAGATTCTCGATCCAGAACATTCGAGCTAGCTGTAGTTCTTCGGCAGATAGTTTGGAAGGTGGTTGTACTGACACACAATCATTAAAGTTGTTGGTTTCTATAGGACAATAAACTGTTTCAAGATTGATGACTGGCATTGACATTGCGTCAACAGCTTCCCTCCACCTCTCTGCTGTCACTCCTAGTTTAAAAGCAACTACTTTATCTGCTGCACCGGATTCTTTTAACTTTATTCCAGCAAAATACAAGTCCTTTAAAGATCGGGAAATTTTTATCAGCCGTTTGCGATCGCGGACATAGTGGAAAATTTCCCGCTCAATGCATCTTCGAGCAAAAGGTTTCATCTCTCCTTGCTGAGAATCAAAACTACGAATAGCTTTAACAAGACCAATATTTCCGACTTGGATTAAGTCTTCATAGGGCATTTGATTTCTCAGCGCAAATTTTCGAGCAATCGGATTTACTAAATAGTTATATTCCAAGAAAATTTTTGACTCCAAGCTTTTCATATCAAGAATCCAACAACACTCGCTTATTATTCCCACTTACCCATGCAATAGAACCTTTTTTTTAGCTGAGTTGAGGGGGAGGGTACGATAATCCAAGTGTCTGAAAATTTTTGAACCCTATTTTCGGTGTAAAAAGTTCAAAATCGAGCCATATATACATATTGCAGAAATGAAACCAGTCATCCAGGAAAAACTATCAAAACCTTTTATGGCGTAAGACCAAAACCAAAAACTAATATTTACAAGGATGATGCCAAATACCAATACTGTAAAATCTTTCATTTTAATAGTAAAAAGATTACTTCCGAGAACCGTAATTCTCATTCCTAATTCTTAATACGGGGTTAGTGGGTAGTTATCAGTTAGTTGCTTTCTCGTTAAAAAATGGCTACTAGCGTAAACTCTATCGCACAACAACGAACTTGGAATGACTTAGCGAAATCGCTCAAATCTTTTTCTGATGCGATGTCTAACAAAGGAGAACAAAGTTATTACTCTACCCCTGCTCCCTACGAATCCCCGCAAAATTATCAAAGCCAATATCAATCAAATCCTTACCAGGTAGATTTTCAGCAGCTCGATCAAACGCGATCGCGGGCTAACGAAGATGCTTTGAGAGGGAATCAATTAGCGAATCAAAACGCTGAAAACTCTGCGAACAGAGAGATTCGCAAAACTCAGGCAACGAATAAAATCTCGGATTCTTCTTATGCGAACCAGAAGCAGATTGATTTAAACAACGCAATTAGACAGCAGCAACTAGAGCGCAGTAATAAAACGATTACAGCTAGCACATCTGTTCGTAATTATTCTGCTAGCGATGAAGCACAAAGACTGAGGTCACAATACGAGCAGCAAAAGCACGCTGATGCAAGGAAATACAACGCATCTATTGTCACACAACAACAAAATAATGCTGCAACCCTCAAACAACAACAAGCACAACAACAAGCACAAGAAAGACTAGCCAGAATAGGACAGCAAACTTCCATATATCAATCTATATTTGGCGGCAGTCCAGGACAATCTTCGTGGAGGTGGTTTTAATGGCAACTCCGGAATACAGCTACGGCAGGCAGAATTTTACAGACCACTTAGGGCGAAGCTGGGTTAACGGCCAATTAAGAAGCAACGGATCGACCCAAGTTCAAATAGAGACAAAACCTTCCGGGAATAATACAAGTGTCTGGCAAAACACTTTATCGAACCAAAAGGAACTTTGGGAGACGGCATTTGGGCAACGGCAGCGAGAAGCCGAAGACAACGCTTCGCGAGCGTTCCGTTATCGCGACCAAGAAGCGAACCGCCAATTTGGGTTCGACAAAGACTTGTCGCGTCAAACTTTTGAACAAGATAGAACAATTCAAGGGGATTCCTTAGCGAGTTCGGAGCGTAGGGATTTAGCGCAACAACAAGCACAGGAACGGTTACAGGGCAACGAATTCAAACAACAGAATGAATTCGCGGGATTGCAGCAGCGACTGAAGCAGCGACAGCAGGAGTCGGAACGCGGTGCAGCAATGTCTGTGTTCAGAGGTGGGCGTTAATTCCCGTTATCTACCAATATGTCGAGAAATACCCCACAGCATAAAGTAGATAAGATTCGGTCGGAAATGGACGCTGACCGATTACAGGAGTTTGACGAGTTTTGCAGGTATAACCGCAACACTACAGCGATTCGTCAACTACTAGAAGATTGGGGTTATCAAGTCTCACAAACTGCCGTACAGAATTGGTATAGGAGAAATTTTCCCGTAGGGGCTGAAGCGAAACGATTTAATATGCTAACTTCAGCCTTTACCGGAGTTGAGATACAAGATGCCCTAGAAAAGTTGCTAGTGGTCAATGCAAACCTGATTGACAACCTACTAGTAGCTATTGAAGCCAAAGATTTAGAGGAGGTGCAGTTTTCCCATCTGCTATCTTCTGTACCGCAGTTATCAAGGGAAATTCGAGCTTGTGCTTCTGAAGTTAATGGGCTGAAATATTTGCGCGATCGCAGGGAATTGGAGATAGCAGGGGCTTATCGGGTGCTACAAGAGTTACAGTTAATCTTCAAAGATACCCCGTTTGAGGCACCACTCAAAGAAGCTTCTAGGTCTGCTATAGCCAAGATTGAAAATGGCTAAACTGTGGTTGCCCTACAGAATGCGGGCAAGGGAGATGAGTCGAGAAGCTACGATTCAAACGGCTTCTCCTGACGCAATTCGGGCTAGGAATAATTTGGGTTTTTTTGGTCAGTATGTCGCAGACAAGGCACCAGCAAGGCATCACCAGGAATGGATTGACGCGCTGGTAACAGGGAAAAATTCTCAATGTTTGAGTTTAATTGCTGGCGAAGACATTGACATCTTAGCTCCCAGGGGTTCAGCTAAAAGTACTTGGATTGCGCTATTTGTGGCGTGGGCAATTGGTCATAACCCGTCAATTCAAATTATTTATATTAGCTACTCCGAATCGGTTGCTTTGTCCCGCAGTCGGATTATCAAACGTATTATCGAGAGCGATAAGTATAGAGAAATATTCCCGCATATATTGCCAGGTAAAAGATGGAGTGATACTGACTGGGAAATCCGCAAAGACTTTGCTGGCGTGACTTCCTTGGATTCCGACTATACGTTTTATGCTACCGGCATTACTGGTTCGATTACTTCTCGGCGATCGCATCTGATTGTAGGTGATGACGTTATTAAAAATAGTGAGAGTATCAAGAATCCCGACGTTCGCGAGAAGATTGAAACCAATTGGGATGAGGCTCTGGAGCCTACGTTAGTGCCGGGAGGAAGAAAGCTGGATATCGGGACAATTTTCTCAGCTAACGATATTCACTCTACAAAATTTACACTAGCTAAGAAGTGGAAGCGATTGGTGCAAAGTGCAATTGTTGAGAATCCAATAACTGGGGAAGAAGAAAGTTACTGGAAAGAGCGATTTAGTATTGAAGAGTTGCGGGAGATTCGTGAAAAGAACCCGATTGTTTTTAGCTTCCAGTATCAAAACAAAATAACTCGGATTAGCGAAACTAGTATTGATCCTAGTTGGATTCATTATGGCGATATTCCCGAACGGTTTGACTCGCTGTGCATTGGTGGTGATTTAGCGTCTTCTTTGAAGGAAAAAGCAGACTACACGGTGTTTGTGTTGGGGGGGAGAATTGGAAATAAATTTTACATCTTAGATATTCGTCGAGGTAGGTGGTCTGGGAACATCGAGAAGCTCGATCAAATTATTGAACTCTGGGAGGAGTGGGAGGAGCTACCCATGACTTTATCCGCTGAATCCGTTGCGTATCAGTCGTCATTGAAAGGGGATTTTGTTCATTACCTAATCAACGAGAAGCAGATTTTTAACTTAACCTACCAGCAGCCAACTACTAAAGGGGATAAGTTACAGCGGTTGCGTGGTGTATCTGGTTTGTTTCAAAATAATTTGGTTATATTTAACCAGTACCGTGACTTGTCGCGGTTGGTTGACGAGTTGATTAATTTTGGATCGATGGACAAGGATGACTGTGTTGATGCAGTTGTCTATTGTCTTCAAGGATTAATTGGTAGAAGAAAATTGGAGGTTGGTTGATGAAAATCTATGAATTAAATACTTTAACTACGGATAACCAAAATATTCGACTAGTAAAAGCAGAAAACATTGATGAAACGTACATCGAGGCTATAAGCGCAGAGGGAACAAACAAGATAAATATAAGCTTGAGAGCTATTGCTGGAGAGTTAATCAAGAAAGGAATTATCGGAATATCTTTAAATTCTCTCATAGAGAAAAACCACTTTTTCATAATGGTAGAGAAAATCTTTTCTATAAGGATTACATCTCATAGGATTACCATTTAGATTGGCTGGAATAGGATAATTTCTGTGCATTGCGAGATTGGAGTAGGATAATTACTTTTATAACTCTGGGTAGAAGCATATAGCCAATCACAACTGCTGTATGTCACTCAAGGAAATTATCCAGGCAATTGTTAACCGAGACGGTAGCGGCGGGGGAGAGTCCCTCATCGTCGCAAATCATCTTGCTCAGTTAAAAATGTTTGGTGCTAGAGGTATCGAAGTTTACCCAGTACAAGACCCAACTGGGGAAAGAAAAAAGTTAATTTCTTCGATTTGGCATAATAACCGATTCGACCTCTACCTTGATTACATCTGGGATTTATATCTTAGTTGTGGCGAGATTTGTTTTTATTTACGGCCTACTAACAATACCTACGAGATAAGCTGGTTTCACGGTGGTATATCCGACCCCGATCCGGAATTCAAAGCTTATTATAAACCAGGGGGCAGAGAGCTAGAAAAGGTTGTAATTGCTTATCCTTACAAGGTGCAATCGGCTATCGGGATGGAAGAAAGCCGATGGGTAAAACTCGATATTACCAAGGATAAGATTGAGCGTCGGGACATGAATCAAAAGCCAGACTTGAAAGGATTGGTTAATCATATTGGTGCGAACCTAGAGGTAGTAGATAATACTTTAGGTTTTATTCCTTGTGTAGTTGTACCGAACCATCCTACTCGTCCAGGACAACCGGGAACGAGCGAGTTTCACTGGTTGCAAAAACCACTTGAGCGTCATGACGATATGCTGACGACGATTAACAGAAATTTGTCGCTGTTTGCAAATCCGACCTTGGTAACGACTAGAAGTCGCGGGGAGGTTTTAGAAGCTGCTGGAAGCGTTCGCCACATCCCAAATATTGTTAACCAGTCGGGCTTTTACCCCAGTTCTTACAAATCCGACCCCAGAGAAAGATTTTTGTGGGAGGGGGGAGAGAGGGTAGCAACTATTTTGGGTGGTGTTGGTGCTGATGAAAGAGTCGGATATATTCAATGTGACCCCGTAAGCGGTGACCAAAATTTATATCAGCGGGAATACCGCGAGCAGCTGCATACCGCTTTGGGTGGAACCGATCCGCTGGGGATTCGATCGGGTGCGACTGCTTATGAGGTGAAAATAAAATCCGGTCAAACTGCTGCGACTGCGAGAAAAAAATGCTTAGCTTTATATGATTATGGGGTTTGCAAGCTTTTTGAAATGGTCATCATGGCTGAGGAGCAACTTTTTAAGCAGTCATTGTTTGTCAAACTAAAAGAATCAAAATCAAAAGATTTTAAAAAGCTTGAATACCCAGAGCAGCTCAGAGACGAGTTTATCCAGCAGATGGCAGAAGCGGGAAAAATTCCACCGGGAGTGATGGGGATGATTCCGTCTGGGGATAGAACGTTAGAATGGCGATTTACTGCTGAAATATTTCCCGACACTTCAAGGGAAATTCTCGACAAATCAATTGTGGGTAGAAACTTAGCGGAAGCAGGGATTAATACCGAACACGTTTTACGCTTTTTATTCCCGGATAAAACCGAGAAAGAAATAGCTAAGATGCAAAGCGGGAATTTTTCCTATCGAACGACTCAAAACAAGGTTGCTGCAATCAACCAATTGATTGGTCTATTTGGTCAAATGTTAAACGTCCCTGACCCCTCCGATCCAAGCTTGCCCTTGGGTGCGAGCATGGGGGCACCTGTTGTCGAGTTGATCGATCAGGCTCTGTATCTACTATCTCAGGAGTTTAGCTACGGCCAAAAATATGACCCTGTTGACGAAACCAGCTACCCACAACAACAAAATCCTTTTAGTTCGCAGCAATATCAACCAACTCAAGAGCAGAATGTAAATGGTCGCAGCAGCACAACCAACCCCAGCTTATACAAACCCGACGATGCACGCGGTTCCATCGCAGCCGCAGGTATCCCAACCGAGTTCCCCGGATTTGGGGCAAGTTACGAACCGACTACTGGATATCCTCGGTCAAAGGCAGACTTCAGCAACCCACTCCCAGCACCAGGGGGCACCGTCACAGGCCGCGTATATGCCAACGGTGGAACCGGGTACCAGCGCCCAAATCCCGTACCAGGGCTACCAGCAGACATTTCAGTCTCCCCAGAGTTATGGTCGATTTTCCAACAACAACAGAGCAGCGACCGCACAAGCTCTAGGACTAAATCAAAGTCAAAATCAAAATCAAAACGCTGAAGTTGGGCAGTATATTAACTGGTTGGAAAGTTCGCTGCAAGCTAGCCATCAAGCTTTACAGGTTGCAGACCAAATTGCTCAAGTCTACCAGGCACAGGAACAGCAGTTACAAATTGCAGACCAAATTGCTCAAGTTTATCAAGCTCAAGAAGTACAGCTTCAAATTGCCGACCGAATCGCACAAGCGTATCAGGCACAGGAACAGCAGTTACAAATTGCCGATAAAATTGCTCAACGTTTTGAAGCTGCGGTTGCATCAATTGAACAGCAAGAATTAGCACTTCAATACGCTGACAACCTAGCTAATTACACTCAGGGATTAGAAGCGATTGCTCAAATCGAAGAGTACGCAAACGCTTTAATACAAGAATTCGCAACCATTCTGCTGAATCCAGATGAATGTGCGGCTTGGTACCTGGATTTAGATCCACCGCAACAACCACTACCAACCGTATCGCGACCAGAATTTCCCGCTCCTCCTGCGCCTGGGGGTAGTGGGGATAGTGCAAGTCAGTTTCGTCAAGCTTATGGGCAAGATCCAAGTCAGGCTTGGCGGCTTTTAGGTTGATTTTTTATTTATGTACTTAGGAGTTAAACAAATGAATCCTTTTTTAGGTCAAATGGCAGCAGGAGTATTACAGCAAGGATTGAATCCTGCGATGGGGAATATGCAAGCTAGAGCTGCAACTTTTGGAAATCAAAGCTATACAAACCCAATAGGAAACTACGCCGCAAGTACTGGGGCCGGCTTGCAGGGAATGTACGATCGCAACCTCAACCAGTCGCGACAGTTTGCGAATGAAGATGCTCGTATGCAGCAAGGCTATGCTATGCAAAATGCGGGATTCAAACGCGGCCTGGAAGCTGATCAAATGAGACAGGCAACTTTTAACACTATGGGGATAAACGATCAAAACAACCGCGCAAACGCAGCCGCATCTTTACTAGATTCTTATAATCAAGCTCGTGCAGCTGCTATGCAAATGGCTACAGCCAGCCTGTATTAAAAAATAAAAAACCCCGGAGGAGATGATTCCGGGGTCGTCACTACGTTTAGCTTTTTGGTTTCAAATTACCTCTACCCACAATTTAGGAACCAAGCATAGTGTGGTTTGATGATGATTTTCCCCGGATTCTAGGAGCAGAGCTTTTACGTCCGGATGCACAATTTATAGCTAAGTTTGTCTGTCAGCCCCAGGTAGTCTGGGATGCTACCGCGAATCGCGGCAAAAGCGTCCAATTAGATAGATATGACTATTGGGAAGACGACTCCTATACGAAGGAATCGAGACGACGAAATCCTTTACAGACAATAGGTACCGCTAATTCCCGCGATATTTTAAAGAATAAAATAATCGTCACGATTGACGAATATACGGGACCCTCTGGCGGCGACCCCAACAACCCTAACTCGCCGGGGAACTTTAAAATTCCAATGGAAGCTATAGCCCTTGCACAAAGGGTTTTATGGCAATACAATCCGCAGCAAATTCAACAGTTTCATCAATCTATTGGTGCGCTGACTCTATTCCGGGATTATAGAAAATGGTTGGACAGGGTTTATATCAACACTCTTCTAGAATCTTCTTTCACCTACAACCCCAAAGGTGTTGACGATGGGGGAACCTACGCTAGTGGTCCTCCGAAGATTGATGTTAAGGAAGACTTGCTAACAATCGTAGAGGGAATGCGGACTCGAAATGTCCCGACTTTTTCCGATGGTTATTATTACTGCTTGGCATCGCCACGCTTTATCAAACATTTGAGACAAGATTCCGATTTTCGTGCGGTTGCTCAATACCCGTCGTTTACTCCAGTTGCAGCATTACAGCCCGGTGTGGGCGCTTTTGCAGCACCCGCGATGCCTGCACCAGGGATGGGATATGTATCTGGACCCAACCAGTTAATTTTTGGTGGTTCGCAGTACGGGCAGGCTTCTTTTATGGGTGAAGCGATGCCTACAGGGTTTGTTTTTGAAGGTGTAAGGTTTTTTGAATCCAATAATCTACCTACCGCTACCGTTAACCTCAACTACACTGCTAGCTCAAATAATACTTTGCATCCTACCGGAGCAGCTAATCGCACCGGAAATTTAGGAATTTTTCTCGGTCAGCAGGCTGTAGGTGAGGCTCTAGCAACTGAACTGCCCGTGTCAATTCGCTTGAACAATAACGACGATTATCAGCGATTCGTTATCGCTATTTGGGCAACGTATGGCGGTTGGGCACTTCTCAATGAACGTTTTGTAACTGTTGCTCGGACTTATGGAGACTAACTAATATGAGCAGTTTATTTCCAGCTAATCAAGCTAATTTACTTAATTGGTTTGAGGCAGAATGTGCGGAAATTTTCCCCAAGTATTTTCTTTGGCACGCTATAGGGTATGCCGAAATAGATACGACTTTAAGAACTCAAATAGATATATTGGTACCGTCTCACAAACGAGACGTGGAGGATTTACCTTTAATCGTTCCGAATGGTGCGAAAGTTTACTACATCGGATTCCGCACGCCGGATGTTGCTTTAACTGGCACTACAGGAAACTTACTGAAAGTAGGCACTGCTCTTACCGACGTTACTCCTAACATTGCGGTAGCAAGTAACGTGATCGCAGCGTCGAGTACCGCCAAATCCGTGGCGACTCCTTTTGACAGTGTGCTGGCAACAGCTCCTGGTGCGACTCAATATTATTTACTTTGCTCTAACGCTGGTAGTACAGCAGCAGGAACCGGGGTAAAGGTAGCAGAGGGTAAAAAACGGGTAGTAGTTGATATCTGCTACTTGACTGTAGCGGAGCCTTCTAGGCTTGAACAATTGGGATATCCAAGCAGTTATTAATTATGAACTGGGCAGATTTTATTGAAGCGGGATTCAACCGCGCTTTTGAAAAGTTTTCTAACGAAATCAAGGAGGGGTACGTGAATTTATCTGAAAAAATCAGCGAATTACAATTAGCTGCATCCGAAGAACGCAAGCAGGTAAGAGAAAAAATTGATAGCTTGCAAAACGATGTGTCGAAGTTTAAGGAGTTGATTACCGACAATGAGACGATTGTTGGACAATTGACTAACAAATTAACTAAGAAAGACGCTGAAATCACCAAATTAAAAGCAGACTTAGAAACCTCTCAAAAAGAAATTAATGATTCAGCTACCGCTTTAGATTCAGCTATTGCAGAGGTTCGCGGCATTTACGAGCCTAAGCCTACAGAACAATAATCACGCACTAATCAGAGAAATTTTTTCTGTAGATATGTAGAAAGGTAAATTAGTCATGAAAGTAGGAGAAACAGTTTTCCATCGCGGGTTAGGAAAAGAGGTAAAGATTAAATGCGAATACTCCTCACACTTCCAATGCGCTGATGAAAACAATTTTATTAATGCTTCCAAAGTTGAAGGGGTTGATTTAACCCCCGTCAAGAGTTTTGCGGTTCTTGACGGGGGAAAAAAAGACGAAAATCAACCAATTGAAAAAATCAATATCAACGAAGTTTCGTCAAATACTTTAGGTAAAGCTCTTAAGGGTATTGGTCAATTAGCTGCAAAAAAAATTATCGGCAAAAAACCTGACGGTGGGTATTCTGGCTTTGAGCAGCTAAAAACCCTGAACGCCGATCTAAATATCAACTGGGAAGCAGTTTTACCCCACATTGAATTTTAATGCCAGCACTTTCAGATTTAGATAAATCTCGCTGCCGTTTTCACCTTGCTATCGGTCCCGGTGTCCCCGCTGGTGACAGGGCAAGGTTGGAAGAGGCAATGAATACTTTACAGGACAATTACGAAGTTGATCGAGTGCGGGAAATTCTCGCTCGGTGCGATCGCGCTTTTACACTAACTGAGTCGGTTGCTTCTATCGAAGGGAAATTTGACAGTAAGGAATTATATGTGGGGGATATCAACCGAGCAGTGATTCGCGAAACTTCCCGCGATTATCGAACCTGGTGGGAGAACTACTTGCGAGAAACTGACCTGTTGGCACAACATCCCCTGTGGGTTCCCAACTATCGCAGAGAAGAATATATTCGCTATCGATTTGCTCGAATTGGAGGGGAATTTATAAAGGCTGTTCCGGGACCTGCTGATACTTGTATTTCAGATAGATTGCAGTTAAGTAGAGAGTTCGCATGACTACACCAAACGTACAGCCAATATTTATTAAGAAACCGCTAATATTTGAGGCTGAAATTTCTAATCAAACAGTTCCAGGGGTGCGGGTTGGTTCTAGCGTTCCCGCACTAATTGGTAAGGCTGGTCAAAACGGCAGCTTAATTGAAGAGATGTCGTTGATTAGAAGCGGAGAGCAAGGGGATAACACTACGATCTTTTTCTATCTCAAAAATGACGAAAGTGGTAAGTATAGCGCAAAGCTTAAAAAGTATTTGGAAGATCCAGGCTATTACGATTTTCAAGACGAAACCTCAGATGTAATTGAAATCGAGCTTCCGAAGCTCTTGTCCCCAGCGTCTTGTGATGGTTCGTCCCCACACCACGGACTAAGGATTCCTGCTGGTTGGGGTTTGTACGCTGGACTAACTAATGCAGTAAATAACCCTTTAGTTGTAGTAGCAACGGGAGGGGATTATTGATAAGAAGATGCTGCTGTAAACCTAAAACGGGTTTGATTTGTACGAGTGAGTGTGTTAACGGGGGAAAAGCATACTTTCTGCCAAGCTTCAATGGGTTGATGATAATAGAGCTTTTTAATAATAACGTTATAGACTACCCAAACGAAGAAATTGAAATCTATATTTGGGACAGATTGCCAAACCTCGACCTTGAAGGCATAAGTTTATACGGCAGATTTAATATTAATGAAAATTTCTCACTAACCTTGAATCAACCGTATCAATGGATTTCTATTTTTGCTCGAAATTCCAATTTTGATTATGATGGATGCTGCTTTAATATTGACGGGAATATTATCCGAATTTTTGGATTTGATTGATAAAATAATCTGTTATTTTTTAGCTCACATTTTTAGTAAGCTACCGATGTTTAGCATTTTAAGAAAGCTAGAGATGGGTGTATTTTTTTTCTGCTATAAACAAGCTTTAAAAGCTGAATCAGAAAACAAAGATTTTGAAAAATACCTTAAAGAGCAAGCCGAATCTGAATACAGCCATTGTTATTATTTTTCTACTTTAGAAGGAGTAGGATTATCTATGAATTCTGAAGAGTTATTTAATAGAGGGAAAAAAACGAATGACTGGAGAAAAGTTGATTGGAACGGTTCAAGATATCAAGCTGACGGACTGAGCGTCAACTCGCTAGCTGGAAAAATGTTTTTCAGGGGCAAAACTGCTGATAGTTATGATTGGGCTAATAAGTTGGCTTTTATGCACGTCTTAGAAAATTTTCAATATATATTTTATCAACAGTTGTCGCCTTATATTCAGTCTAAAGATTTTTTTGGTTTAGTGGCAGCAGAAAAAAATCATGCTTATCAATTAAAAAGTTATTTATTTTCTTTGGCTGGGAAATGGTCTTGTTTGTTTTTGTTAAAATGGCATCTTTTAAAATACTGCGCTTTATTTTTTGTGCCAATTGATTTTCTGATTCTATTTATTAAATATAAATTAAAATGA